TGCATTGTATCCTAATAACAGGACACGATTCTATGACCTCTCTATCACGCCTGAGCACCCGACATTCCCTGACTTTAAGGTTTCTACTATAGAATATCAAGTCGAGTCAGGAACAGACTGGGGACGTTTAGGTGACACTGATGAATATTTTTGGGAAACACATAATGAACGAAAACAACGTAAGGAGACCACAACAGATGGGCAACAGTAGAGTTGACAAATCAGAAGACTTCAAGAAGTCTGGTATGACACTTATTACTGAAGTTGAAAGTGATCGCTACATGCGTAAATCAGGAAAGAGGAAAGAAGTCCAAGAGGGCGAAATTTTTGACAATGATCTTGAATGGGCGGACGGATTTGTCGGTAAGTGATAAATAGAAACAGCCTTGCTGTGTCTAAATGCCCACCTTTCAGACATTTAAAGATCTGAGTATTACTTTTAAGAAGCATCCTGTGTCCAATGACTTGGTAACAGTGAAAGATAATGCAGCTATTGCACAGTCGATAGCTGTATTGCTTCAAACAAGTAAGGGAGAGAGACTGTTTCAACCTGAATTAGGTTCTGATTTAAGAAGTATGCTATTTGAACCATTAGATTTTGGTACTGCTGCACTTATTAAATCTAAGATTAATGACTGTATTGGTCGTTATGAACCTAGAGTGACTATCAAAGACATTATTTGTTATCCAGATTCGGATAACGATGGTTATAGTGTTGAATTGTATTACACTATTATAGGAAATGACAGACCAGTGGCGGCGACATTCTTCTTAGCACGTACACGATAATGCCTTATACACAGGTTGCTAACCTAGACTTTGAGGAAATCAAAGTAACCCTGAAAGAATATTTGCAGGGTCAGACAGAATTTACTGATTATGATTTTGAAGGTAGTGCATTAGCAAACCTGATTGATGTCTTAGCTTATAACACCTACTATACGGCGTTTAACACTAACATGGTAGTCAATGAACTATTCATTGATTCTGCCACCTTGAGGGACAATGTAGTAGCGATTGCGAAGCAACTAGGGTACAGACCCAAGAGTGCTACCACTCCTACTGCATATGTCTCTTTTACTGTAACTTATGCAACATCAACAACTGATACAGAACTAATCCTGAAGAAGGGAACAGGATTTATTTCAACTTATGACAACAACATCTATCAGTATGTTACAATTGACGATGTAAAAGCACAAGTTGCTAACAATGTAGCTACGTTTACTGATGTTGAGATCGTAGAAGGATCACAAGTAGTTGATACTTTTACTTTTAATACTGCAGCAAATTCCCAAAGATTTGTTTTAGACAACAAAAATATTGACACCAACACAATTAGAGTAAGGGTATTCCCGAGTGGAGGAAGTTTTAACGAACCATACCTTGTAGCAGATAATATTCTAGGTGTTGATGGTACTTCCAAGGTATTCTTCCTTGATGAGATTGAAGATGGAAGATATGAGATTTTAATGGGTGATGGTGTACTAGGTAAGAAACCAGAAGACCAATCTTTAATTCAAGTATCTTACATGACCACATCTGGTCCTGAAAGTAATGGCGTAAGTACATTTGTCTTTAATGGTGTACTAGAGAACCCTAATGGTGTGTCTCCTAACTCGTTTACTACTAACATTACCTCTAGCATCGCCTCAGCAGGCGGTGAAGAGATTGAAAGCACTCAGAAGATCAAATATACCGCTCCTAAGTCATATGGCACACAAGACCGTGCAGTGACCTCTCAGGACTATGAGGCAATTGTACGTAAAGTGTATCCTGCTACGAGTGATATCATTATTTTTGGTGGAGAAGATCAAGTTCCACCTGAGTACGGTAAAGTTTTCATTGCATTGAAACCAAATGATGCTAGTTACCTTACTTCTTTAACAAAACAGAAAATTATTGCAGATTTGAAGCAGTATGTTGTAGCTTCTGTTGAACCTAGGATAATTGATCCTTCTATTCTATATGTTGAGATGAATAGTAAGATCTATTACAATGGATCTGCTACTGATCAAACAACATCACAGATTAGAGACAAAGTAATTGGCAATGTACAATCTTATCTTGATACCAGTGATACTGAAAAGTTCAATGGTAAATTTAGATACAGTAAGATGGTAGGTGTTATTGATGATTCTGATAATACTATTAATTCCAATTTAACAGATATTACAATGAGAAAGGATTTTTATCCTTCTCTTAATTCCACCTTCTATTACGAAGTGTGTTTTCAAAATTCTTTTGATAAGGACTGTGATGAACCAGTCCTGTCATCCACTGGGTTTAGGGTTACTGAGTATCCTACTATGGATGTATATGTAGAGGACAGGGATAGCAAAATTATCCTATATACTCTAGATAGCGTAACAGGTGAAAAGGTTGTCCTTGACAAGGAAGTTGGCGATATTGATTATGTAAGTGGTGAACTTAAAATGTACAACTTAACTATCATTAAAGGTAGTTTCTTTGATAATCGTATTTCTGTTAGAGTCAAACCCCTTTCTAATGATATCAAGGCACTTCGCGAAGTGTATCTTGACGTTGACGTTGCAAATTCCTCGTTCACTGCATACAAAGAGTAAAGTAAATGCCTGCTGTAAAGACTAAGAGAATTTCTACTCTCATTGAGACGCAGCTTCCTTCTTTTATTACAGATGAATATGAACTTTTTAGTAAGTTCGTTCAGAAGTATTATGAAGAGCAGGAGGTGCAAGGTGGCACACTGGATATAATTAATAATATCCAAAAATATGCAGACATTGATTACTATGAACAAAATATTCTTAGACAGTTTAATATCTTGGACACTACTATTTCTAGTAGTGCTGATACAATTGTATTGGAAAATGCAACGAGTTTTCCAAAAAGAAACGGATTCGTAAAAATTGATGACGAGATCATCTTCTATGGTTCTAGAACAGACACTGAGTTAAGAGAGTGTTCTAGAGGCGTAAGTGGCAATACATCGCTTGGTGACTTATACGAGTCTAGTAGCTTCACCACTACGATTGCTGCATCTCATAATGCTGGACAAAAGGTTCATAACATTAGTAACCTTTTCTTATATGCATTAGTCAAAAACTTCGAGAGTCAGTATCTAGGTTCTTTCCCTCAAAAGTATCTTAAGGGTGAAGTAGATAAGAGAACTCTGATTAAAAATATTCAGAAGTTTTACAAAGCTAAAGGAACTACAAGTTCTATCAAGTTTATTTTCAATACTGTTATTGCTAAAACAGTAGATAACAAACCAGAAGTATATAAACCAAGAGATTTTACATACAAATCGTCCGAAGCAGATTGGATCAATGTTTATGCACTTAAGTGTAAGGTTGTATCTGGAGACGTAAAGAATCTGATCGGTAAAAAGATTGTACAGACTTCTACTGAAGAATATGGTTATGCTGATTCAACAGTAGATAATGTATATGCTGATGGTACATCAGATGATGAGTTAATTTATAATATTGTATTAGCACCTGAGACAGTCAATGGTGCATTTGAAGTATCTACTAAAACTAAGCTTGAAAAAACCCTGTCAGGGACTGCGAGTTCAGGGGATAGAATTGATGTATTCTCTACTATCGGTTGGGGTAAGACAGGATCAGTATTAATTGGTGAAGAGACGATTACTTTTGATGATAAGAACGTAACACAGTTTACTATTGATGAAAGGACGGCACAGACTGCTGTTCAACATGAAGTAGGATCTTCAGTGTACAAACCAGTAACCATCAGTGGTTCTGGCGTTGTTTTACTGACCTTAGGTGTTGTATACAACTTACAACCATCTGATGCACAACCATATTCTGCTATTGGGGACAAGATTCAAATCTCAAATCCAGGATTTGAAACTTCCGACTCTAAGATTGTTCAGACTGGTACTAATCAAACTAGATGGGTATTAAGTTCAGGTGCTACAGTCGATGTGCCTACGCTTCCATCAGTTGCATCTTCCTTAGATCAAGTTTCTACTAACGTATCAGCGATCTTTGAAGACGAACAGTATTATTATATCACAAGTTCTAGTTATCCTTCACATAAAATCTTAGATGGATCTACTGTTAATGAAACTACACTAGATCAGAAACTGCTTCGTATCATTAGAAAGCAAGCAACTAGAACTACAGAAACATACAAAACACCTAAAAGAGATATTGGTATTGCTTTAAATGGTGTACCTTTCTATGGATATAAAGATCCAGAGAGTATTAGGTTTGGTAAACTAGAAGAAATTAAGATTGATACCAGAGGTACTGGATACTCAACACCTCCATTTGTACTTATTGATCAAGTTCCAAGCAAAGCTAGGGCAGTTCTTGCTGGTCAGGTTGTAGAAAGTATTATTGTTGATACTGATGACATTTTCCCAAGAACTCCTGATATCACTATCACCTCTGGTCGTAATGCATCTGTAAGTGCTGTTGTAACTGGTGGTAAAGTTACTAGTCTTGTTATTGACAATCCAGGTGAATTCTACTCTTCTGCTCCTTTAATTAGAATTAGAGATGCAGCAGGTCGTGGTAGATTTGCAGAATATATTTCTATTGTTAATACAGATGGTGTAATTACAGGATTTGATAAAATTGCAGAAGGTAACTTCTATAATCAAGATACTGTTATTGTCGATGTNNCATTCCAGTTGGTAATGGTGCATCAGGTATTCCTCTTCTTAAAGAATGGAACTTTAATAGATTTACAAAATTAGAAAATGAATTAGATACTGAGTATGGTTATATCTTTGCAAACTATAATAACGTATTAGAATATGGTTATGGATATAATGCCAA